GCCTGTCGCTGCTGCATCACGGGCTGGTAGATCGGGTTCATCCCCGAGTATTGCAGGAGGAAGTCGCCGATATTGCCCGCGATCGCTCGCCCGACGCCGCCCTCTCCAAAGAAGGATGGCTTGGCAGGGGCGGCTTGAGGAAGGGCGGCAGCCATGGGAGCGCCGTCATTGCTCCTGCCATCACCAATGCCCGGTGTGCCAAAGGGAACCGTTGCCCCGAACAGGCCCGGTTTGCGCTTGAGAGTGGGTGCTAGTGCCATTGTCAGACCCCCTTGAAGCCGCCGCTGGCCCAACCGGAGAGGGCCGAGCCTGCGATCCCGCCGAGAAGCCCGCCGATGCTACCCGACTGCTTCGATTTGATCGTCTGGTACTGCCCAAGGAGCCCGCCAATGCTGTTGCCGTAGTCCTGAGCGGCCAGCAGCGGCGCGGTCTGCGCCTGATACGCCTGGATGGCTGGGGCAAGCATGGCGGCCTCCGCATCGCCAAGCGAGCCGACCGACGCCGCGGCATTATCCATGCGCGCCTGCTGGTTGTTGTAATCGTCGTAGCGCAGGCCCGATTCATTGTCGGCAAGCGCCTGAGCCGCTAGCTTCATGTAATCGCTGCCGCCAGTCAGGCCCCTTGTTCCTAGAACTGCCTGCTTGCTGTTGAGGACGCTGTTGTTGGTGCGGTCGATGATGTCTTGCAGGTGCGGGTTGCCGTCCAGATACCGCCCCGAAAGCACGTCCGAATAGTGCGCCCGAGCGCCATTCAGGGGGTTGTCCGCAGAGTTATAGCGAGAGAGGATGCTGTCACGGATGCCCGCGAACTGATTGGCGCCCTGCTGCAAACCCGGAGCCGCGGCGTTGTAGGCGTTTGACACCGTGTTTGCGGCACCTTCAATCTGCCCCGAATAAATCGGCTTATTCGTCTGCTTAGATTTGCTTTTCATCGCGCTATATCCAATTCCAAATCCTCGCCAACTTGCTTCCAGTGCGGCAGTATGCGCCGCCAGCCCCGCCGCCCTTCGATGCGCAGGGCCTTGCAGCCGATTGCGCGGGCGAACTCGCTCACTTCCTTTTCAGCCTTCCCGCACCAGTTGCGGACGCCCCGCCCCACCCCGAGCCAGATCAAAATCCGGTCATCCTCGGTACGGGCGAGCACCAGAAACCCATCATCGACCGGCCAACCGATCGCATGGCCCTTCGCTACTTCCTCGATGATTTCAGCCGCAGTGTGTCCGCCCCGCTCGGCGCATTTGACTATCTGGTCCCACCAACGGGACTCCCAAGGCGCTACCAACAGTCCTGCCAGCTTGTGCCGTCAAAGACGCGCAGCTTGTGGGACGTGCTGTCCATGTAGGTCATGCCCTCCACCGGGGCCAGAGGCTCGGCAATGGGCGTGAAGGTGATGGTCTCGGGAGCCTCCAACGCGCCAACGCGCCCATCAATGAGCCCTATACGGACCAACAGGCGGTTGACATCGTTTGCCACCTTGCGGGGCCAGTCCTTTGTTCTTGCGTCAACGGGGATCATCGCAATCCCCCCGCCTCGGCGTCGAACTCGATCGCCCGAATGTAATTCCACTGCGTCCCTGCGGGGATCGTCAGCTTGGTTGCCACGTACTTGCCCGTAGCGCGGACAGGCATTGACCCGCTGTCCCGCATCGCAGACGCCGTGCGCAGCTTCTCAGGGTCGCCAAGGCGCTGGCGGCAGTCCAGCACGCACTCCGCCTGCGTCATGTCTCCTACCGGCCTCACAGCCCGCAGACGCGCAACGCGGTCCTTGGTGAACTCGTAAAAGCCCGTCTCGATACGGCCCCTGAGAGGTAGACCTTCCATCGTGCCGATCATTTTGGACTGCACAATGAACAGCCGCGGTGCCCCGCCCGAGTATCGGGGGTCGTCCACAGTCAAGGCAGGGTCGGCGTCAGTATTCGTTATGCCCGCGTTGTCGGTGTCGATCGATGAGGTGAAGCCCGAGAACAGCCCTTCACAGTTGAAGGTCGCCATCGTCCACGCGCTATCCAGACCGGCCAGTGTCCAGTTGTAGATCCATATCTTGCCGGGAATGCCGGGAAGCATCCACCAGACCAAGGTGTTGCGAGGGTCGACCCCCGAATAAATGCGCTCCCACTCGTCACGGGGGACTTGCGCCTGAAAATCCCTGTCCACCTTCTCGTTGCCGATCGGAACCGGGACCTGCCCGTCCTCACACGCCATGAACCCACGATCGGAAAGAAAGAAAACCGACCGCCCCGCCTGCGCAACACTTCCCTTGGATGCACAGCCGACATTCGGGGTGATCTCGTCGAAGGCGAATGGAGCCGAAGCATCCCCCGTGCGGCTCATACGAACCAAGCGTTGACGCTGGAGAATGATGCCGAACTCGCCCCCGGCCAGCCCCATCACTTCCCCACCGGTAAGCATCGGCTGAAAGCCCGACTGATCGACCCCCGGCGTCCAGCCCGTGTGATCGTTGAACGCCGACCACTGAACCAACGATATGTCCCCGTCCGCCTGCCCGATGACCACCTGATCGCCAACGACAGTTACGCTCGTTCCCTTTGGCGCCCCGGTCAGATCGCCCGCCGTCCCCGCGAGCAGGTCAACCTCCTGCGTATCGCCGCCGTTTACGCAGACGACATAATCACCGAACTGCGTGAACTTCCACCTTTGGGAAACCGTCAGTGTGTCCAGAAGGTCAACCCATCCCCCTGCGGAATAGCGCGAGAGGGTCGATGCCGTCCCCGCAAGCAGGTAGCTTGTGCCCCCCGTCGAAATGAACGCTGCGCCCCCGTTGAACGTGTCAGGAAGCGCGTCAGAGCCCGCAAGGAAGTCACGGACGGGCCGATAGCCATCGACCGCGCGGTAGACGTTCTCCGCTACCTTCAAAACGCCGCTGTTGATGGACTGGTCCGGGGCGTACCCCGGCAGGTCGAGCCTCACACCACCACCGAGCTACGGATGCGCAGCGGAGACGCGGAATAGCGGTAACGATTGCCCTCCTCGTTGATCTGCTCGATCACCGCGTCGAACATCGCCCGATAGCGCCCGATCTTCGATGGATCTTCGATGAAGTCCGCCGCCTGGACCAGCGCCCCGTAGAAATAGGCATCCGGGTGACGCTCCAGCAGCCAGTTCGAGGGCGACGTCTCGGTCAGCGCCGTGATCTTCGCCTCGTAGATGATCGATGCGGTGTAATCACCGTCAGGCGCGGGGGCAAAGTGGATGCTGTCCCCGACGATCGCATAGGCCTGCGGGACCCCGGTGGTGTTGCACGGCCAGTTGCTGTCGAGAACAGCGGGTGAGACCTGCTCAAGCTGCCGCTTGGGGTCGGTCAGCAGGGTGAGGCGCCGCATCCGCTTGAACCCGGTGGGGAGCGCCTCGGTCGCCCCCGAGACACCGATCGTTGCATAGGTCTCGCGGTACGGGACGGTCAGCACGCGCTCCATTTCCCGTTCCGCAAGATAGATGAAATCGTCAAGGTCGCTGTCGTCGAAATCCCGATCCAGACGCGCAGAGATGCTCGCTTTCAGTCCGCCGAAGGACTGGAAATTCACATTGTCGTCGGTCGAGATTACGATGCTCATTCCGCCGCCTCCAGTTCCTCAATGCGCTGCTGGTACTTCTTCGCCAGCTCGGCGGTTTGCTTCTTCCACTGCTCTTCCTGCCGCACCGCGTCATTGTTGGTCAGCGCGACCTCGTGGATATGGCCGACGCTCCAGCTCACGGCGTGGTCCAGAAACACCTTGAGGCCAGCCTCACGGCACTTGCGGAAGAAAAACACGTCCTCCCCGATCATGGACTTGTGATCCTCGGTGGGAGTAAAGGCGAACATCGGAAGGAAGCTCCGCTTACCCTCCTTCTCCGCCTGCAATTGGAGGAAGTCGTAGATCTTCATGTTGATGAGGCAGAGACCAAAGCCAAGGTGGCTCACTTCCTCCACGAGATCCTTCTCAGCCTTCTCCTTGGTCGTGTAGACCAGATTGCGATGATCCCGCTCGGGGTCGTCCTCAATCATCTTGGCAGCGGTCGGGGCAGTCGGGAAGCAGCGGCGGGAATAGTTCGCCCCCACGATCATGAGCCCGCGCGACCAGAGCCTGCAGATCGCATCCTCGCTAAAGGTATGGTCCGCGTCGCACCACAGCATGTAGTCAGCGCCCCAGTTCAGGGCCTCCGCTGCCAGCCGGTGACGGCTTTCCGTCAGCATCGACGAGCGGACCAGAAAGAGCCGGATGTCCTTCTCGTACACCTCGCCCTTCTCGTTGGTGAGATTGGCCGAGAGGAAGTGACGGGTAGCGTCGAACAGGCACTGCATGAACAGGGCCTTGGGGTCGCCGTAGCACGGCACGCAGACTGCGATCTTAAGGGTTGGCATAAGTCCTCTTTCAGATGGTGCCGTGCCACGTCCGGTAGCAGGCGTTTTCACTGTTGTTTGCCCATCTCTTCCACTGATCAGGGTCGTTGGCCCATCCTTCCAGAAGCGCCTTGTTCAGCACCTCCAGCGGGATAAGGGCGACGCGCCGGAAGTCCTTGCCCGGAGGCTCGTCAGCGAGCGCGCCAGCGGCTCGGATGACGTTTGAGACGTCCTGCTTCGTTTCAATGCGGACCTGGCCATCTTCCTCGTGCCAGATCACTTTCCGCCGTGCGGACGGGATGATGTCGAGAAGCGCCGATTTGGACATTATCTTCTCCAAAAAGATGGGGGCCGACCGAAGCCGACCCCCGAAAGTCTGCCGCCGCCAGAGGATGGAGCGGCGGGGTTTTTACGTAGTGGTAAGGTCGAAGATGCCCGCGTGCGCGTCGCGGTTGCGCATCTCCAGCGTATATTCCGCGATGATGTCGCGAGTGAGCGCATCACCGACACGGCCAAGCTCCTGCGGCTCAAAAGCACGCAGGTACGAGACCGCCACCTTCGACGTGTCCACGACATAGCAGTCGCGTTCACGCTGCGAGCGGTTCGGCACGACCTTGAGAACGCCGAAGTCCGAGCGGTAAAGCTCGGCAGCGCCGTCAACCACGTCCTGCTTCACGACAAGCTGGGAAACGCTACGACCGGTGAAGGACGAAAATTTCTGCTTGTTGAAGGGACCGACCAGCACAAGGTTCGGCTCGCCGCCATCGTTGAAGGCGTCAAGGATCGCGTCCTTGAGCAGATCCTCGCTGAACGTGCGGAAGCCAGCCGTTGCGTCGGTCGCCGCGGCAGTCGCAGCGGTCGAGTCGGCACCGCCACCAGTGGTAGCGGACGAACGCGAGCCGTTGCCGTTGATCCAGGCGTTGAACGAACGCAGCGTGCGCGCCGTGGTCGTGTTGCCCGCCGACTGGCCGGTATTGCCGAGCAGGATAGCTTCCATGTCACGGCGAAGCTCAAGGCTCTTTGCCGCCATCTGGAAGGCCATCATGTCGTCGATGCCAGCCGGGTTGGTCGCGCGCTGCGTGCCGGTGACAGTCGCGTCGCGCGAGCTGATCTGGCAGTAGTTCTGCGCACGGGTGGGAGCCGTCGAGGTGTTACGGGTCAGCGCGTCACCTTCAAGGCGGGCGTTGGTCGTGTTGATCTGCGACAGCGAGTGGGTGGACCATTCATGGAGAACGGCGGTCGCCTTCGTGCGAGGCACCGAGGTCATGAACGGGGTGTCAACGGGAGAGATGCGGTAAACTGCGTCCGCCAAGTCCTCCCGGTTCGTGGTCACGTCATACGTGGCCAGCGCGCCAGTAACTTTGGTCATTTTGGGTTATTCCTTCAACCTAAGATGGTCTTGAAAACAGAGGCTGCATCATCGATGCTGCCGCTTTTAGCCAACCTGTCCTGAGCTTTCCGAAGGTTCGCGGCTTTCGATGCGGAACGCGAAGTGGCTACGCCGGGGCGGGCCGATGGGGTCGCTGGTTTCGGTGCAGGGGTTTCCTTCACCTTGTTCTGCGCGCCCTTGATCCTGTCGTATTCGCTGGCCTTCCACGCGAGCAGCAACTCGGCCGAGGAAATGCTGTCCGCATTCTCGGCAAAAACGCTCTCGGGGATGCCCTGCGAAATGGCATAGTCCACAATAGCCTTGAGGATGGCCGGCGCCTTCTGCTCGTTGGCGATGTCAGGCACCGCTTCCAGAAGCTTGGGACGTCCGATTTCCTCGATGGCCGCGAACTGTTCTGCCTGTGCTTTCAGCGCTTCCTGTTGCTGCTGGGCGGCGATTTCCTCGCGCTGCTGCTGGATTTGCTGAACGAATTGCACGTTGTCGCGCCACTGCGCTACGGCAAGATCATAGCCTTCCCGGTTGTAGTTTCCGGTTCCCGCTCCGAAGTCTCGCGGGTTCGGTTCATTGAACTGGAACGCCGAGAGCAGCACGTCAGAGAGCTGCGCAAAGCGATCGCGGTTAGCATGTGCCTCCGTAAGTTCGGCCTCTACGGCCTTCCTCGCGTTGGCTGCTTCCTGGAACTTCTGGTTGACGGCCCTGTCACGCTCTCCCTCGCGTTCGGCAATATATGCCTGCGCATCGGGTGGGAGCGCTTCCCACAATTCCGCTTTTTCCTTGTTCCATGACGAAGGCATATCGATGGGATCGGGCTGGGCCTCTTCTTCGGCTGCCTCTTCGCCTTCGACTGTTTCCTCGTCATATTCGGCGGGCTCACCCTGTTCGGGATCCTCCGCCTGAATTTCCTGCTCCTCCTTGGGAGCAAAGCGCCCGCTCTCGTCGCGGGGCTGGGTCTTGATCGGTTCATCCGACAAGAAAGATTTGAACGCATCCGAAGCGGTCGCGATGTCTGCAAGACGTCCCGTTTCCGCTGGCAGAGCCTGGGCGGTGTCAGTCATTCAAAATTGTCCTGTGCTGTTAGCGGGTGCGTTTCAGGTCCGCCATCGGATGGGATGCCATCGCGTAGCTCGCCAAAACCTCTTGGACCTTCCCGACGATATGAACGGCGCGCCAAAGGTTCTCCCTCTCGGCAGCGTCGTGGGTGCGGGTCCACTCATCGATGAAATGGGCCTTCACGTCCTCGAAAGCCTGCTTGATGTCGTCGTCATTCTGGAGATTGCGGACCCGGATCGCGCGGGCGGCCTTCATCTCCTTGTTCACTTGTCGAGATCCCCACCGGGCCGGTTCTTGCTCACCACTACCTTGGTGTCCGCGTCGATCTGTGCACGTTCACGCGCAAGCTCGGCCTCCATCGCCATCTTCTCGCGGGCGATCTGTATCTCCTGGGCGAACTTTTCCCGGGCGAGTTGAGCTTCAAACTCGGCTTCTTCACGGGCAAGCTGCTGCTTGAGGAGCATCTCCTCGCGCATCGCCTCCAGTTTAGCCGCCTGCATCGCCTGCTCGCCCTGTAGCTTCGCGGCCTGCAATTCACCTTCCTGCTGGACCTTGACCAGTTCGGGGCTCGGCTGCTCCTGCTGAGGCTCGCCAGAGGGCTCGGTGATGAACTCGTCGGCGTCCTTGTACCCTGCCGCCGTCACAAGGCCTCTCGCGGCGTTGTAGACGTTCTCGGGGGCAACCAGAGACGCATAGGGCGACATGGCAAGCCGCTCCTGAAGCTCCAACACAGCTTGAGAGCGGGCGATCTGCTCCTGCTTGTTGCCCATCCCGAGACCCACGTTGATCGTGACGTCCATCTCGGGGTTCCAGCCGCTCGGGTCCATCTCCACCCACTGGTTGCGGAGGCGGATCACCCGGGCCTTTGGCTGGTACTGAATGAGCGTCCTCAAAATGAGGCGCATCAATCGCTTGACGCCCGTTTCGGCAAAGATGCGGGCGATCATCTCGGCGCGGGCGTTGGCCTTGTCCTCAACCTGCCCCGCCTGGGTTGCCGTCATCACCTTGGAGGTGTTGAGCGCGTCCCGATCCAATCCGTTACCCGTAGGATGGAAGCCCGTCCGCTGTGCGCGCTTCTGCTGCACATAGTCGAGCATCCCATAGGACTTGTCCGCAGTGAACGGGACCGCCTCGAGACTGAACTCGCTCGCCTGCTTGACGAGAACAGCGGCGCCCGGAGCATTGTCGAGCAGGCTGTCAGCGGTCGAGCCGTCATCAAGGAGCGCACCCTGCCCGATAACCGGACGGGGATTGTTCGACTTGTAGAGGTTGTCGAGCATCTGGCGCCAAAGCACCGTCTCGATGCGCTGCAAGTCGGTCGTCTGGTCCGCCAGCGATTGTCCGTACACCTTATGCGGCATCGGGATCGGGCAGAGCGTGGCAAAGGGGCTCTCGTCGATCTCTTCATTCAGGAGGATCGTGTCCCCTACCCGGTGTATCTTGCGAAGCTCGGCGATGCCGTCCCCGTCATAATCGACCCGTATATATTCTTCGCGGAAGGCAATGCGCTCTTGCGACTTGTGAGGCGTGCCAAGCTGGCGATCGGTCCCGCCGTAGCGTTCGTCCTGATAGCGGGCCTGCTCGCGTGAAGTCTCGGCCTCGGTTGCCGTCCAGGCGGGCAATGCCTCAACAATATCCCGGTCATAGCCCATTTCGACCAGATCGGAGCGGGTCACGTCCTTGGGGGCATGGCAAACATAGGTAGCGTCGTCGATCGTGCGCGCGTAGGGGCTGATCTTGAACTCTTCGGAGGGTACAGTCTCGATGCAGCACTTGCCGTCCGGCTCGACGACATTCAGGGTGACGGTATAGGTCCCGTCCCCGTTATCCTCTTCCCCGCCATATTCTTGCGATTCGCGGGCCGCCAGAAGCTCCAGCGGGTCGAGAATGGCCTGCTGCGGGATGACGCGGGTCTTGTCCTCCCACCACACCTTGACCACGCCCAGCTTGGTCAGGAACGCGTCCTTGAACCAGTTGTGGAACAAGAGGAACCCGCCGTTGTCTACGCTCAGGACGTAATTCACATAGTCGGTGGCCTGCTCGGCAATCTCTTCATCCTCGGGGCCGGTCGGCTCAAAGACCGCGAAGTCATCCGACGAGACGAAAGGCTTGAGAACCTCCGCCATCGCGTCATCGACCGTAACCTGCACCGTGTCCGCCGTGACCGACGAAGTACCCTCTTCCGCGGGCAGGTCTGGCATCCTACGATAGTAATAGTTGATCGCCCTTTCCTGCTCCTTGGCGATCTCGTCCCACTCTTCGCCAACGGCCTGCTGCTCGAACTGCGTGCAGAGTGCCGCCAGATCGGCGTCAGACATAGCTTCGCCGTCCCCCAAAACGGAGGTGTTGGCGTCCAGTTCTGCCATGCTATGCCCTCGCTGGTTTATGCGCTCTCAGCGCAAACCAATGGTGACCGCCAACCCGGTTAACAGCCACGCGCTCAAAGTCGCCCTTCCAGAGCCACCTGAAATCGGTCATCGGGGTATTTCCAACCTGAGCGACATATTCGGTCTGGTCGAGAAACACCAAAGTCTCAGGGGCTATCACCCTCGTATGCGAAGGGTCTGCCCATGCCCAAACATCATCCCAAGCGGGCACAGTCGCGAACAACATGCCGCCGTGCTTGAGAACGCGGTAAATCTCCCCGAAGTGCCGGAAGAAAGCCTTGTAGTCACCCTGCCTGCCGAGATGCTCCAGCACTTCATATGCGTGAACCTCGTCGAACTGGTCGGTCTCCACCGGCCACGGCGTCTCGTCCAGGTCATGCACGATGTCCGCCCCGCAGTTGGGGTCGTGGTCCATCGTGACCAATTCCGTCCAGTCGCTATCCTCCGGATCGAAGCCTAGTTTCTTGATCCTGCTGTTCCCGCAGCCGATCAGTAACTCCATCAGTAGGTGCACCGATTGCAGGGGGAGACGCACTTGCGGGACATCTCCTTGACCCGCCGCTCTCTCAAACCCCTGCCGTTGTAAACCTCGAAAAGCGTCTGCTCGTTCAAGTCCCCAACGGGATATTCCGCCGCACCGTCCATGCAGCACAGCGAGACTTTACCGGTCGCCGTGATGCTCAGTTCATACCAGCGCCCGCAGGACGTATCGGGAACCTCCTTGTCGGTGGCCTCCGTGTAGTCGATCCAGCCATCCCGCTTGATGAGGCACGCGCTGAACAGCGGCCAGCGCGAGCGAACGAACTCCTCGAAAGCCTCATCCCTCTCGGTCGGCGTCTCGTTGCACTCCCTGACCTTCGAGATAACAACCCGGTGCGGGAACGTCCCCAGCCGCACCGCCTCATGCAACCGATCAAGGTTCGCGCAGGTCGGCCCGAAGTCGAGCCCCATCACCGCCTTGTATGCGTCCGCCTCATGCTCGTTCAGGCTCACCCAGAAGTGCACCACCCGCTCAAGGGTAGCAATGTCCTCTATGTGCTTGTCGGTTAGCGCCGAGCCGTTCGAGAACAGCCTCAGATGCGCCCTGGGAAGCTCCCAATTGATCTTGCGGCAGATCGGGATCAGCCTCTTGTCCAGTAGCGGCTCGTTCACCTTGAAGGGCGAAATCATGAACTGCCACGGATGGTCCTTTAGCTCCTCGATGATCCGATCAATCATCTCGTCCGGCATCCGTGTCCCGATGCGGTCGAGCGTCGTGTAAGGGCAGAAGGTGCAGGAGGCGTTGCACTTGGCGAACGTCTCGATACTCACCTCGTGCGGCCAGTCGAGATACAACTGCCGTATCTGGCTGTCGATCATACGATTCCCCTGCGCATCCCCGTTCTTATTGGTCTGGTGGGTGACGCGTCCTGATAGCCCACCGCGAAATAGCGGAAGGCGTCGGCGTAGTGGCTTGTCCAATCGTGCAATGGTGTGGTGCGGAACTCTTGCCGCTTCTCGTCATAGTCCCGGCGATACATCCGCAGGGCCTCAATGCCGTCCTTGCATTTGGCCTTGTCGAACCAGCAGGTCGGCAGCAACATGCGAACCGCCTGAATACCGTCAGCCAAGGGTATGTTCGGGCAGACAACGATCCCGTTTAGCCCGAGCCCCTCCAGGACCTCCTTGCGGCTCTTGCCAGTCCCTAGCTCCCTCACCTCCACGTCATGCGGGAGGTAATGCTTGCCGTAGAGATAGCCCCGAGATTGAAGCTCTCTCACATACCAGTCCAGCGCCTGACCCTCGCCCTTCACAACGTCGATGACGCGGGTCTCGCGGCCATGCACCTGTATGAACCAGATCACGGTGCTGTCAGCCATGCCCAAGTCCCAAGCGGTATGCGTGAGCAGCCGGGGATCGTGGGGCACTGATGTAATGCGGGGAGGATCGGACGCCTCCGCTTCGTTTAACTCCCTTGCGTAGTAGGCACCGCGTACCGCAGCCTCAAAGCTGCACTCATACTCCTGAGCGTATTCGTCTTCGCTCATCATCTTGCGGGCGTCGGCAAGCTCCTTGTCGTCAAGAAGCCCCGTCTCGGACGCTCTCAGCATAAGCCGCGTCCAGTCGGGATCGTCCTCCGCCTCCACCCACAGCTTGTGAAACGTGTTCTTGCCCTTGGGCGTGCCGATGAAAGCCGCCCAGCCCTTGCGATCAGACAGGGCGGGACGAATAACCTGCGTCCAGATGGTGGGGTCCATGTCCCCGAACTCGTCAAGTACAACCCCGTCGAGATAGATACCGCGGAGACGATCGGGATTGTCTGCCCCGTATATGCGGATCCTCGCACCCCCGGGAAGTTCAACCCAAAGCTCGCTCTCGTTGATCTTGGGCGAGAGGAAAGCCGTATACTCCTTCAGGTAAACCCAAGCGATGTCTTTGGCCTGGTTGAGCTGCGGCGCCACATAAGCAAAGCGCGGATTGGGCAGCCTGCACTTGGTCGCACCGATCACAAGCTCGTTGATGTCCGCGACCGTCTTGCCTGCGCGGCGATGGGCGACACCAATGAACCAGCGGGTCTTTCTCTCGTGAAGCGGACGGAACTGATCGCGGACCTCGTAAGGCGAGACCAGTTGGACGGTCTCAGGCATTCAGGCCCTTGAACACGACCTCGGCAACAACCTTGCCGCCATGGTTCGCGTCAACCTGCAGAGGCAGCACCTTGCCAACCAGCGTGAGGAACGCGGTGGGATTATCGCGCGCCTGTTGTTCGAGATATTTCACACCGCCAGCACCCTCAAGCGCAGCGAGCACCGCTTCCTTGACTGCCACGGTCGCCTTGTTGCGCGAGCCCTTGGGCCTGCCCGGTCCCGGAGTGCCATCACCTACGCGGCGGGGTTTGTCTGTCGTTTGTTTAACCATTGGACCCTCTCTTTCTGCTCCCCGAGGGGTGGGCAGTTTCGGATCGTTGAGATGTCGGCGGTGCCAATCTTCGCTGCTATCATGAAGGCCCGAGCCCGGAAGCGCGCAGCGTTAAGTCAGGAACCAGAAAGGCTGTTGAAGGCCCGCCGCCGGTCGAGCCCAAGGAGGTGCGCTTCCCTCTGAAACTTACCCCGCCATCGCGTCAGTGCCGACCGCTTGCTAAATGTCCCTGAGGGTGCGTCGGTGTAACGAATGGCGGGGACCGGGTGGGAAAGGGAGAAAACCACCCGGAAATGCAAAAGGGCCGCCCAACCGGACAGCCCAACGCGTGACGCAATACGTCACATTGGCCTTGCTTTCCCACAAATTACCGCGTTCGTCAAGCCGCCAATTCACCTTTGAGCCGCGCCGCCGCGAACTTGATGTCCATCGTCGCATCCGCCAGCGCCTTGGTCTTGGGCAGGCAGACAGGTATGCCGTCCCCCTTGCAGCCCGATTGGCTGATTGCCCATTGTGCCAGGCTCACGTCATTGCCGGCAACAGCGCGAGCGATCGGCGCCAATGCTCCCAGCGCACACTCAAGGCGGTTGAGATCGGACTGAGCGCGCAGCAATGCCGGGGCTGGCCCGTTCCCTCCCCCCTTGGGCCTGTCATCGAGGCAGGAGCGCATTTCGGAACGCTCGCACGCAATCCAGAGGTCTCGGAAGCGCGAAAGCGCCTTGTGATCCTCGTCTGTCAGGATGCCGCGCTTCTTGAGCGTGTCGATTGCGGGGACGCGCCGATACGCCACCCCGGCGCGCTCAAAGTCGCCGTGCTGGAAAGCCTCATCGGTCGGCGTGTCAAAGGCTGCTCCCGCCTTGCGCTTCTTTGCGCGCTTCGCCCCCTTTGCCATTAGGATTCCCCTGCCGTGAGGACAACGCGGCCCTCGTCGAGCCACATCAAGTCCCAAGGCCTGCCGTCAGCATCGCAGCCGTCGCGAGCGAGCGCGACCTCGGGCGATCGGTAGGCCCATTCGGTGCGGGCGACGATCTTGCCGACCACACCGGAGAGGGTATCTTTTGCGGTTGCGCCGATGATCTCGGTGGGGGCGGTCATGCCTTGCACCCCGCGAGCAACAGTGCCACGATGAACGTGAACAGCAGCACCTCCCAGCGTTGCAAGCGGTCTCCCGGCGCGGTCCACCAACTCCAGCCCGAAAGCTCGCAGCGCTGGATATGGATCGTCGGCAATCGCGGCCCGATCTCATCTGCGAGCCAGTTCCAGATGCGGTCGGTCATCGCTTGCTCTCCTGCTTGATCTTCCCGGCAGTCACAGCCGCGCGAGCCTATCGACTTGGGCACTCAACCGGCGCTCCACGACGCCAAGGTCGCTCAGGGCATTGCGAAGGGCTGACATGGCGCAATCTGGCTCTCCGACCTTGATCCCGTTCTCATCTGCGTTCTCGGGCTCGGTTCCGAGAATGCGGTTCAGGTGATGGATCAGGCTTTCGTAGGTATTGTTCAGACGCGCGCAGGTTTCGCGAGCCCGGTCGGTTGCGTGCGTGAGTTCGGGCACGGACACCTGAGCGCCGATGCCTGAGGCCGAGCCCCCGATAACGCTGCCGCTGTGGCCCATCGCCTGGAATGCTGCTGCTTGTGCAAATTCATTCATCTTACGTCTCCTTCCACTCAACTACGTCAAAATCGCTTGCTGTATCGGTCCACCTGATCTGCCTTGCGGTGTAGGTGTATTTGCTGGTCTCTCCGTTGCGGAACTTGAGGCGTAGAGCCTTGTCCGTTTCGGGTGGGCGCCAGTTGGTGGGGTGCCAGGTCATGGGCCGCTCCCAAGGCTGGAGAGGAACGATCCGGAACCTCCAGAGGGCTTGTCAGCGATCCAGTCGGCGCGGAAACTCTGCCAGCCGCGGGTGATCGTCTCGACCAGCGCCCGTTCCAGCGGCCATCCCGCTTTCTCGGCTTCCCGCTTGATCCCGACCATCGCGGTTTCTGTCACCGGGGCGCGCTTGGCGTGGCGGTGGCGAACGAAATCGGCCCAAGTTTGCTCGGAAACGTTTTCGGGCTTGGCAGGTGGTTTTGTTTTCTCTCGGCGGGAACCACGAACCCCCTTGGGGGCAGTATCCCCTTTAGGGGATACGGGGGGTTTATATACTATAGGGGATGAATTTTGCGCGTCCGCGCCGCGTCCGTGGACTGTCCGCGGATTGTCCGTGGACGCACGAGCATTGCGCTTGCGCTCAGCATCTTTGGCGCGCTTTTCAGCAACTTCCGCATCCCTGGCGGCAATCTCGGCGTCCTTTGCCTCCAGCGCACGCACAGCAATCAGGATCGCGTCAAAAGGCGCTCCGGCGTCGGCCATCGCCTGCATGAGTTCGGATACCGTCATAGCCCGCGCACCGCCTGATACGCCCCGTGGAAAGCCCCTACGGCCTTTCCGGTCTCGCCATTGCGGCGCTTGGCGCAGATGAACTCGATTTTCCCCGCGTGGTCGGCCATCGCCTGCTCCCACTTCATATGCTCGGGGGTGTGCAGCTCGGGCTGCTCCTTGCTGAGATAATATTCGGCGCGAAGCAGGAACATGACCGTGTCGGCGTCCTGGTCGATCTGGCCGCTGTCCCGAAGGTCCGACAGTTGCGGACGGCATCCGGCGCGCTTCTCGACCTCTCGGCTAAGCTGGGCGAGTGCGAGGACCGCAACGTCATGCTCCTTTGCAATCGCCTTGAGCGCACGGCTGATCTCGGAGACCGTCTCATATGCCCCCTTCCCCTTCGTGGCGGAAAGGAGCTGGAGATAGTCCACGACAACCAGATCCAAGGTCTCGCCGCGGGCCGCGAACTTGCGCACTTGACGGCGAACCATGATGTTGAGGCGTGCGACCGAAAGGCTGCTTGCGTCGATGACCTCGATCGGTAGGTCCTGCATCATCTTGCGGGCAGTGCGGAGCCGGTCCCGGTCAACCTCGTTGAGCTTCTGGTTGACGATTGCCGAGTAGGGAACGCCGCCATTCCCGTTAAAGCAAAGATCGGCTGCCATGCGAGCGCCAAGCTCTGGCGCTGACATTTCGAGGCTTACGTAGAGGACGCCGTGCCCGTTCATGGCTGCGCCGATGCTGTAGGACAAAGCTACGGCGGTCTTGCCCATGCCTGGCCGTGCAGCGAGGATGATCATCTGCTTGCGACGAGCGCCGCCTAGAAGGTCATCCATCGGCGGTATAACCCGGCAAGTGACGCCTTGGTCACGGCTCTCCAGTTGGGCGAGCATCGCGTCTATGCAGCTTGCGCCGCTGTGCTGCTGTATGCCGCTGGTCGTCTCGCTCGCGGCTGATATGGCAGCGTCAGCGGCCTCCACGATCTCAGGAAGAGCAACAGACTGGTCTGCGGCCATCTCGACCGCCTCGGTCATCCCCTCGGCCATGCGGCGGCGGCGGGCAAGGTCCGCAACCTGCTTGGCAAGGTCCACCGCGCCGACAAGGGCGACGGTGCTGGCGGTGAGGTTCGCGACCAGTGCAGGACCGCCAGCGGATTTGTATGCCTCGTCATCCTTGAACATGTTGTTGATGGCAACGGCATTGCTCGGCTTGCCCATTGCGAAGCTATCGCGGGCAGCGCGGAACATGCGGCTCAGCAGGGGATCCGAAAAGTCCTCCGGGGCGACAATATCAGCGAGCCGATCGACCATGTTGGGGTCGATCATGGCAGCGGCCAGAATGACGTTCTCGGCCTCGATGTTCGCGATCATTCGGAGACCTCCAGATTGGAAAGAACCCGGTTCGCCGCCTCGCCAATGGTCACGCAATCGGGGTCGAAAAACTCGACCGTGCAGCCGTCAACCGTGCGGTCGCGGTAGACGTGGATCGCGTTGACCCATTGATCCCCGGTCAGGACGCCGTGCTTGACCAGCAGGTCCAGGACGGGCTTGACGCGGTTGTCTATGTCCGACTTGTGGTTGATGTTGACGCGGATCGTCACGCCGTAGGGGGGCGAAGGCATATCCCAGGATTGCAGTGTCAGACGCTTGCCCGCGGCCTCCTGCCACGCCTTGTAGTCGGGCGAGCGGGTTCGGCCACGCGCACGGTTGAAAAAGGCATTGTTGAGGCTCGGCGGGAGAGGAAGGCAGATCATTGGGCGCGACGCTCCGCCAACCCCACCTGCGCCAGCCGCGCTAGATGGGCGTAAGAGAGGCCGGTCATTTCGCGGACGCGGGGGAGCGGATGCTGCACGATAAGCTCTATCGCCCGCTCGACGTCTCCTGCCTTCATGACGTGCCCGCGGCGAGTCTTGTGGGTGCTCATGCCGTTTGCCACCCCAGCGGCTTGACAATCGCGTGATGGAACCGCGAGATGCAGCTATTCTTCGTCCGTCCGAGTATGTTCCCGGCGCGCTGGAACGACTTGCCCTCCGCGATCAGATCCGCAAGGCGGTCGGTGTCATAGTCGCTCCAAGGGCGCTGCGCGACGAAGCGGGGTTCTCCGTTTCTCATTGCAGCCCCTCCACCAAGTCAGGGCGCCCGATGCTGTTTGCGATCTCGATTGTCTTTGAGATGATAGGCTCGCGGGAAAGCGCCTTGCGGTGCTTTGCCAATGCCTTTGCTGCGTTGCGGGCTCGCCAGTGATCGTGCCACTTCATGCTGCTGCTCCCTTGGCGATGCGCCGCTTTTCAGCCGCGACCTTGATTTGCCGGAGGGTGTGCGGGCACTTGATGCCGCTAGTCAGACCAGCATCGACCGCCCTCATGGCAAGGTGAGCGAGAAGGCGGACATCATCGTCCACAAACGCGCTGTTCCCGCCCGTAACGAGCTTCGCGTAGTGCCTAACGGCGGCGCACAGGTCGCCATCCATTTCCCTGTTGATGCTCTCGCACAGGAGCCCGTGGATCTCCTTTTGCGCCCACTTGGGGAGGCGAGTGTGGCGGCGATTGAGCGGCCAGTCCGGTTCGATGAACGCGCTAGGGATGAGCGCCTCTGGCTGAGACGCGGAGCGGCTCAGGTCCGTAGGACCGCCAGCCCGGTCGCGAAGCGAAGCGCCCGTCACGCCACGTCTCCCAGCACAGCGCGAATATCACCCTTGCGTATTGTCTGAGGCTTGTTTGCAATCTCTCGAATGGCGCGTAGCTTTTCGAGGGCGATGCTCTGGCTGTCTGCGCAGCGGGCGTGGGCGGCGAGCGCTTCGTCATCGTTCCCAAGGTCCGCCATCTTCCCAGCGGTAAAGAACGCGCAAACCAGAAACCCTGCGATAGAGCCGCCAAGGGCAAAGAGTATGTTGGTGATCATGC